ATCGGCGGGTTAAGCAGCGTGGCAAAGTAACCACTCTTAACACATTACAATAACTTTTGCGTACGCGTTAGCTCTTTTGTATATTTAACTTTTCTCTAATTCTAAAGGTAAAAGGTAACGACTAGTGAAAGCGAACGACTACCTGTTTGGTCTTCAGGCAAGAAACATCTCTTTCAGGCTTCTTCAAGGCGAATTAAAGTATTTTAATATGAAGTCAGCTAGGGGGTGGACAGAGTTGCTATCTGATTATGCAAGTAATAATGAAAAGGATATAATAAATAATCTCAAGGAGATTTACCTCAGCCAATTGAATTACAGCAATCGGGCCGTATTTTTTGCTCAACTGAATAATATCACTGACGCAATCCTCTTGAAAAAAACCTTGTTAAATCTGATTAACAGCAACGATAAAGATTATCAAGAATACATTGCCACCTACCCATTGCCAATAGATAGCGCAACACATAAAAAAGTCAAAAAATTAAGACCAGTCTGCATCTCCCACTCTCAACATGGTAACTCGATCACTATTACAACAACTTATCTTCGTCCATTCAAAGAAAGAAGTGCAATTGAAACAAATACACTAAGCCCAGCAACACAAAAAGAACTCAATTGTTTTGATGAAATAATTGGAATAAAAGATAGATACATCCAATGTTTTGACACAATTACTTTTAACTATGTTTCCGGCGAAATAACATTTGAAATCGACATGTGTACAAATCTTAACCATAATGAATTGGAGCGCGCATCAACAAGATATCGTAGAATATTAATGTACCTTTTCCATAAAGAGAATTCATATCACGTCGCCTTCATTAGAAAAAATATATTTACTGCTATCGATAAACTTTACAAATCTGCCGATGGTACCATTTTAAAACTTGGGCATGCCACAGGAACAGGCTCAGTAAAAGAAGAAAAAATGAGAAAGAGAAAAGATGATTTAAGGAAGGAAAAATATCATGCCGCAGGCTTAGCGGCAATTGGAGGAAAAACTAATAACTTTAGTATTTCTAAACAATGGAATGGAGCACACAATAACATTTTAACAATGCATGTACCCGGACATTTTTCTTTAATTTCATCCTCGCTACCATTTATAAATCATGTTATAATCGAAGGGTGTGTTTGTAAATCAGATTATGAGTTATTGATGTCAAAGGTTTTCTAAATGAATAAGCAGGAAATGAAAGATATCATACAACATTCTTTTGCTACCGACAGCAAAGTTGGTTTTGCATGTATGAATATTTATCATTACCTGCTTAATGAAGATCTGGATAATTTAAAATATATAACATTCAATAACTTGCAAAAAGTCAGTAATGTTGATCAAAGTATCCTTTACGAGGCAATTACTTATCTATCCGGAGAAAAAGCACCAATATTATCAATCGGATACGAATATATTGATGGTGATGACATTTTTGAAATCTCTCAAGATGAGTTAAGCAAAATATATTCAGAAGGAACATTTTATTTCGATGGCAAACCAGTCCTCAATTGGCAGTCGAAAGTTTACATTTACTTTTATGCATCAGAGTTCTGGAAAGGCCTAGAATGATGGATAATCAGAATAATTTTACGTTAGAATCGCTGAAGTCCGCAGCGTCATTCGATGAGAGCGCAGCACGCCTTTATCGAAGAATTACATGCAATTCATACGATAAATTTATTGAAATGTTTTATATTGACTTAGAAAAAACAATCAGATTGATTGAAAAAAATGCAAGCTTAATGCAAAACGATGGAGAAGACCGTTTATCTATAGAAATAATTAATATACTAATTGGCTTCGGATATGATTCTGGTCATGATAATTATATAAATGGGCACTCAGACATTGTTGTAAGTTTCAAAAACTACACATGGATTGGAGAGGCTAAAATTCATAGCTCATACGACTATTTAATGGAAGGATTCCATCAATTATGCTCTCGTTACTCCACAGGAAGTGAAGATGATTGTCAAGGAGGATTAATAATTTATGTGAAAAGCAACAATGCATTAGATGTCGTAGAGAAATGGAAAAAAACATTAACCTCTAAAAAAGATGACTTTGAAGATTTTTATTTATCCGATTGCAAAACAAGAGAAAAGTTGAGCTTTTACTCTAGCCACAAACACCCTAAATCTGGATTGCCATACAAAGTAAGACATTTCGCTGTAATATTGGGATTTGCACCTAAAGACAAAAGTGCGAGAACAGCAAAGTCCAGAAAATAATAAGTTTTATTATCTGGACCAAGGCTGTTTTTATCTATTTAGAATACACATAATACCATCAATAAATCCAAGTGCACTTTGCAACTCCTTTCTAATAGTTCCATCCGAGCATTTCCGCTTCTTTGCGATTGTACGGAGTGAAATCCCGATAACAAAGTGAGCAATGATCAGCTCATATTCTTCTGGTTTATATTTCCGCAACCGGGCCACACATCCATCAATCATAATTCCTTCATCATCATCGCACTGGAGACGTGACTTTTTACCGTGTGGTAGAAGCCCCTTGAAACCAGCCGCTATCGGCTGCCAGTCGACACCACTATTTTCTGCTGCAGCCCAAGCCCCCCAACGATCTAAAACTTCGTACATATCACGCATCAGCGCAGCACCTCATGCACCAGTTTTTCAAACTTTCCAACTTTGGTTTCCAGCTCTGCCACACAATCCACCAGCTCATCCACTGCTTTTTGTGCGCGGTGTTTCGCCTGCATCAGTTCCCTGAGCGCTGGCACCATATCCCGACGAATAGCATCTTTTGTTACACCTGTTTTTTCCAGTTGTTCCGCCTGTCGCAACATTTCCTGTGCCTGTTTACGTAATTGTTCAGGGGTAAAAGTCATTGTCTGGTTGTTCAAAAGAAACGCTCCATCTTACTGCTGTCAGTTCGTTTGTTACTGTATCTGCGCGGTCTGGACGGCTGCATTGATGTGGAAAGAACCTGCGCGCTTTCCTGGTCTACAGGCAGAAAATGTCCGTTATAAAAACGTCGGTAAATCGTCCCCAGAGAACCATTACGTTGCTTCGTGATATTAATTTCTGCGATGCCCCCGGCCTGCGTATCCGGGTTGTACACTTCATCCCTGTAAAGCATCAGAATGATGTCAGCATCCGCCTCTATTTCTCCGGAATTTTTCAGGTCTGAGTTCATGGGACGTTTATTTGGTCTGGACTCCACACCGCGGGAGAGCTGACTCAGCGCAATCAACGGAAAACCACCGGATTTTGCCAGGCCTTTAAGTCCCTTTGAGATTTCACCCACGGCAAGGTCATGACGCCCCGTGGTTCGGGTTTTTATCAGCCCGAGATAATCAACCACCACCAGTGCCGTTTCCGGATGTTTAATCAAATGGTGTTTCGTTGTTGCGCATATCTCGTCAATGGTCAGGTTCGCCTGGTCCACCATCCAGATATTGCGTCCGGTCATCAGCTCCACCCCCTTAATGAAACGCGCCCAGTCTTCGTCACCAAAGTTAGAGACAGATTTCAGGCGCGATACAGGCATTCCTCCGGCAGCAGACACCATGCGTTCACCGATCTGAATGTTCGCCATTTCCATTGTGAACAGAAGAACACCGCGCCCCTGTTCAGTCACTTTGTCGATGATATCCAGCGCCAGTTCGGTTTTGCCCATTGACGGACGAGCCGCAATAAATACCAGGTCGCCGGGCTCCATGCCGCCTGTTTTTGCGTCCAGTTCATCAATACCGGTCATCAACGTCCTGGATTTCTCCAGCCCCTGATTCCGGCATTCAACACGGTCAACCACTTCCGGAAGCACATCATCAATATGTACCGGCTGAATTGCGCCTTTTTCCATCGACAATGAGGCCATCATGTTTTGAGCATCCTTCAGAGCATCCTCGGCTGCTTCACAGGTATGCGCATCACGTAAATTCTGTAATGCTTCGGTCAGTGTTTTTTCTGCATCGCGCAGTGCGGCATTGCGTCGCAGTGCTGCAACATAGTGTTCCAGAGATGACTTCACCCAGGTTTTACGCCCGGTATCAGTAATCACCGGGGCAAGTTCCGGCATCTCATTGCACAACAGCACAGGATCAATCACGCCGGACACACGGGCCTGTCTGCAGATGCCTGTGTATATATCCCGGTACGGTCGTACAGAAAAAACGTCCGCCGGTAGTGTGGCCAGAATATCCATCACTTCCGGATCTGCCCCACGCAAAAAGAATGCGCCAATAACAGCACCTTCCAGATCATCGTTACGCCAGACCGGGCTTTTCTGGCTGATCATGCTGCCACACCTCCGGCATGTGCACGGTAGCTGGGCCAGTTAAAGGACAACAGGTTACGGCCACCATCCGTAACCCTGTCAGCAATACGTGGACTGATGTATGCCCACAACGCCTTCGGTGAAAGATTGCTGATCAGGATGGTTGGCAGAATGCTTTCGTACCGGGCATTGATAATTTCCTGAAGAATGGCCATTTCCGCCGCGCTACCAAACTGGACACCCACTTCGTCGATAATCAGCAGATCCAGTGATGCATAATGCTCAATCACCTCATCCGCAGTTTTTTCGCTGTCATTCCGCCAGCAGTTTTTCACAGCCCGGGTCAGGCGCATCACGTCGGTGATCTCAACACTGGCGAGATAGTTGCGGATGACATATTTTGCCATCGCAACCGCCAGGTGATTTTTACCGGTGCCACAACTGCCAGTCAGCACGAGATTTGTGCCGTTCTCCAGAACATCCGCCCAGTTTTCGGCATAGCGACGACAGGCAGCAAGATTTCTGGCTGCGTCAGGATTAATCTCCTGATAGTTTTCAAACTCACAGTCACGAAAACGCAGTGCAATTCCGGCGTTATCAGTCAGTTCTTCCGCCTTCAGGGACGACAACTCCATAATCACATCGTTGATTTCAGCACTCAGGCAATGAGGGCAGTGTGAAATTTTCTCTCTGTCCTCGCCATTACGATCCCCCCACACCAGAATATGCGTGTGATATTCGCCATGTTTTTCGCAATATCCGCGACCTTCACGCATCCGGCAGGAACGATAAGGCCACGGTTTTTCCCCAGTCTCCGCAAACGCCATCTCAGACCGTAACTCATCCATCCGCGCCTGTAGTCTTGTTTGTTGTTCACGCAGGTTAAACGTCATCATCGCTGTCACCTCAGAATGTTAAGTTGTCACTGGATTTACCGAATTCGTCAGACATGGCACCAAGACCAGACAGGATATCTATCTGTCGCTGTCGCCCACCTCCGGGAGCGGCTGGCTGTTGCCAGAAATCTTCGAAGTGACGATCGGGTCCAAAGAACGTCGCAGCCTGCTTCACGAACTGTGTGCCGGTATTTCCTGTAGCACGTACCCAGGCGGCATAACGTCTCACACCATCAAGCATGGTCTCCGGTTTTATTCCCTCCCTGATACGGGCTTTCCAGGCTTTGAAGGCTGCTGACTTGGAATTGCCACCAGCACGTTTGGGATATTCCTGCCAGGCCTGTTCAAATTCCGGTGAATATTCCTGTCGGGCAGAACGTGCTGGTGCAGACGCATCAGCGGATGCGCCAATAGTGTTTTTACTCTCTGTAGTATTCTCTGAAGTAATCTCTGTTGTATTCTCTGTAAGATCGAAATTGGTTTTCCCTTCTCCGCGGCGAGGGGTTTCCCGTGTCCGCGGTGAAGGCTTTCCCTCCTCCGCGAAATTGGGTTTTACAGTTTCCCGAAAACGGGTTTCCCCATTTCGGGAAAACTGATTGTTTTCATTGATAATTTCATTAAGGCGCTCACAATCTATACGGTAGAACATTTTGTGCTCAAGACGCTTGTTGGTTTCAACCAAAATGCCTCTGGACACAAGATGCTTACGCGCTACAGCCTGTTGTTCAAATGTAAGTCCGGTTTCGTGTTGTATCTCTTCACGCGTTTTATGTACGCCTTCCGCTGCATGTGCTTTATCCTGCCAGTAAAAAATCTGACCAAAGAAAATAACAGCGTGCGGACTTCCCATGTATTTAACGAGCCCTGGGTAATAAGCAACCGGATGTCCAAAATCGAGCAGAAGATCAGACGGACGCATAGCCACCTCCCAGGCGTTTAAACATTTTTCCGGACTGAAACGCCACCAGCGGATAACTCAGGGTATGAGTACGCCCCTGTACCTGGCAGACAACCTTCTGGCTTTCTGTATTGACCAGGCAAACCCGCAGAACGTGACCGTTGCTGGTGGTGAACCACTGCCCCACACGGGGGCAACGGTTGTATCGGTGATACAGGGAACTAACGACGCGGCGAATCATGGGTGCGCCTCCTTGTCAGAACCGTTCAGTCTGGAATCAACAAGTGCAGCACCAAAAACAGCATCACCTACACGGTCGTACAGTTTGCCCGCCAGCGGAGATTCAACAGCCTTAAGCATGGGATAAAGCTGGCTTGTCCAGATTTGGTGGATTTCTCGCAAATGCAGGTATACGCCTCTGGCGTTTTGTGCGACAGATGGCATATCAGCCGCACCAACTCCTGATAAACACCTCTCCATCTGGTTAAAGGCATTGATGTATGCCTCTTTGAACCGGGCAGCACGTTTACCCGTGAAACCCATAGCAAGAAACGCAAAGCCGTCGCGGGTTATTTGATAGCAAGGTAGTTTGCGGCCTGTGCAATCGGTGTAATCACTCACCGAAAAATTGCGGGCAGTGAATGATGCGGAACATTCAAGCGTGCGGATCTTTTTCAGTACATCGTCATGACGTTTGGAGAAGAAGTTGGCAACAGCCAGGGATGAAGTAACAGCCTGACCATCAACGATGGCAATTTCAGGTTGAGTGAGGGTTGGGATCGTAGCCATGATGGCAGCCTCCGTTGACTGTGGAAAACTTCCACCACCGGAGCTGCGAAACTCACTGGTGGCAGACTGAACAGGGTTCGCAGTACCGGCGTCAACGGAGACCGGCGAGCCTTTCGGCTCCCCTGCCCAGCCCACCATAATTCTGGCGTGCGTGAGCGCGGACGATAAAAAAGACGCTGGCGCGTCGTATATCGCCGTTGACAATTCCGGGCTGCGACCCCCGGCACCCGCTTTATAAGGTGCCTGAACAGTGTAACGTCCCGGAATTGCAGAATCAATATGCTGGTGGCGCTTCGCACTCAACAAAATCACGACGAAACAACCATAGTGGGCTGAAGCACTCATCCGGATAAGCATCACGCAGGTAAATAACCCGCTGTGTTTCAGGCTCCCAGCGTATAACGTGGACGCGACGCCCTCTTCCATCACGGAACCAGCGATTGAGTACTTGCATGTGTTACCTGTGAGCATAATTACCCCTGCCAGCCCAGCGCCTGGAACAGCCCCATCTTCGGGTGATACCAGCGAGTACCCCGTGGTTCTGCTTCACTCATCATGCGATGAAAAGCAGACATGAAGGGTTCTACTGCAACAATCGCGCGACGAGACAACAATCCATCCGGCGTCATAAATTCATGGGTGTCAGTAGGGATCTGATATGCGTTCACCAGATTGCGACATTTCGCATCTGACATACCCGTTTTCGCCACCAGCTGACGGTAGCCTGCATAACCATCGCGTATGGTGCCTCTTTTGATTTGCTCGACTGTTTCGGTAACGTGACTGACTTTCTCTTCCACCAGCTCAAGACGTCTTTGTTGGCGAACGGCTTCAAGTGCCATTGCAGCAACCATTTCGATCTGGCTCATTGGTTTACGGATTTGTTCTTCCAGTTCGCGCCAGCGATCTACCAGGCGGGCGGTGAATTCAGGGCAAAGCTGTGCGACAACAATAATGCTGTCGCGTTTGCCTCGTTCACCTTCGAATACATACGCGCTAGAAAATCGGCGAGGCCCAAGTGATTGTTTATTCTCAATTTCCACAGTCTGTGGAAATTGGATGATTCCCTTTTTAGCCAGTGTTTCAATAGTTCTCTTAACACTATCTGGTCTGCTTCCCACCAGCTCAGCTATCTCAATACTGGTCATGGATGCTTTATCGGTAAAAATTTCTGTGTTCATTGTTGGTCTCCTGTGGGCTTGTCATCTTCTGTGTTCGCAAGACCTGGGTGTGTATATGGAATGTTCGGATCCAGATGACAAAGAATGGCAACATCCTCCGGTACACCTCGCGTTTTCCACTTTCCTACGCCTTGACTGCCACGAGTTTTCCCTTTCTTTGGAAATCTTCGACCAATAGCAGCATTGGTTTTGAATTGAATTTTTAATATTTCATAAAGGGTCATTTTTCAGCCTTACATTGACACTTAAGTATCCGCTAATGTTAAGCAATAGAACCCAAAGTATCAAGGAATTCTGCTACTTTGGTATCAAACGCCACAAGGGGAGAGGAAAATGAAATCTTTAGGTGAACGTCTCGTCATCGCACGACAAAAAGCTGGATTAACGCAAGACGCACTAGCTAAGAAGGCTGGGATCACCAGAGTTGCAATCAGCAAAGCCGAGCAAGGTCTTACAAAAAGCTTCAACGGTGACACTCTTTTTAAAGTTGCATCTGCTCTGCAATGCTCGCCGCAGTGGCTCCAGAACGGAGACGAAAAAGACAGCAATTGGGAAAATAATGTTAAATGCTGCCCTCAGAAAGACATTGCACACTATTACCCCGTGATTAACTGGGTTCAGGCAGGCTTATTTGCTACCACAGGTGATGACTACAACATGTATGACCATGATAACTGGAGACATTCCGTAAAATACGCTGGTGAGCGGGGATTCTGGCTGGAAGTACACGGAGACTCAATGACTTCACCTGTTGGTATTACCTTTCCTGAGGGGATGTCGATCCTTGTCAACCCAGATAAAGAAGTTTTTTCAGGGTGTTACGTAATCGCCAGAAAGAAATCCACCAATGAGGCTACATTCAAAAAATATATCTCTGAGATGGGAAGAGCTTTTCTAAAACCCCTTAATCCACAATATCCAATCATCGAAATGGACAATGATTGCGAAATAGTAGGTGTTGTGGTTGATGCCAGGTGGGATATTTTCTAATCACAACGAAAAAGAAACGATAGTATCAAAAAAAATCTTGCCACACATTGATACCTTAGTTACCATAAAACAAAAATCGTAACTGAGGTATCAGCCAATGCACCACAACAAAGCCACAACCCTTGACTGCCTCGAAGAGCTAAAAAATCTCGGCAGCCTCATTACATTAATAGCAAAATCAGCCCAGGACACTACACTCTCTAACGATATAGAGTCATGCGCTGGGCTCGCATGGGATATGGCAAATAGCATATCTCGCAAGTTATCAGGATCCATATTTTTACAGACTCCAAATACAGAAACAAACTCCCGCATTCGCATGCAACGTGAAGCCTGCGGCTTGACGACCACTGAACTTGCCAGACTACTCGATCTTGACGAAGAGATTATTCTGCAATGGGAGAGCAGAGAGTGCGAGCCAACCATCAGCATGCTTATCCCCCTGGCAAACATCCTGGGATGCGAACCGCTTTCTTTGCTGGATGAAAAAGATAGCGCGTCTGTTATTCGCGTAAATGCGCCTGAAGTCTACGTGGAAAGTATTGGCGCACGCATCAAAAGCGCACGTAAAAAACTGGGCTTAACGGAAGCTGATCTTGCCCGCATGATTAATACCTACAGTGACCCCATAAACGACTGGGAATGCGGCATCTGTGAAGTTCCTGCTGATCAGATAGTACCACTGGCCAGTGCGCTTAATTGTGACCTGGTGTGGTTGTTAACGGGAAAATCAGAAGCAAAGGAGTAGCAACAATGACTGGCAATATCCATGATAAGTATGAAGGCTTATGCCTGGCACCGGATTCCTTTGCAAACAATATCCATGATTTATTATGCGCAGTTGTCGTATTACAAATGTCAGACAACGATGCAATAAAAAGAACAGGTGATGAAGTTCTTGAATTTGCACGTTGCTATGCTGAAGCAGCAGCTGAAAAAGAACTATCCAGTTAAATAAAACATATTATCGCTGAACAATATATTACGGCTTAATCGCCGGGGATTATCACACACTTAATCCACTGGAGGCTTTATTATGACTTTTATAAAACATAAGGCATCACACAAAACAGCCTGTCTTATTGCACAACACGGTGAAAATTACATGCATATTGCCTGCTTATTTCTGCGTAAAGCATACGGGAGATAATAATGCATCAGAAAACAGCAGAACACGAACAAACCAGAGTATTGCTGACAATCAAAAACGGGAAAGTAATATTCATTCGCCATGTTCATGACGATGAACTTGTAGGAAGTCTTTCAACATTCCTGTTTATTGCAGAAAAGGCAGGATATGACGTTATTGCACCAGCAGATGAAGATGAGGAGTAAATATCATGCAATACGCTGAATTCCAGGCTGAAGCAACAGCCACAGGTATACGAACTGGCAGTATGACGATTGATTATCACGACGCAATCCGCCGTCTGGATGCCGGTGAATTCGATCATCCTAATGTGAAAGGTTTACGTATCCTTCAGTGTCTCGCGCAAGCTGACGAAGCAGGATTACTGGGAAAACTTCCGGTTGAGATGAAGGTTGCCCAGTGGCGATGGTTGTATGTGACGACATTCATCAACGAAGAAGAAGACAAGAACGGCACAATTGATATCCCGAATGAACACGGAACAACAAATCGCGCCGTAGTATATAACGGGAAGCATGGGTTTATGACGATATATCCCAGTCCCATTCGTTTTGCCTTACAACAGTATATTGAATGGAATTTAATTCAAAAATACGGCGAGGCAGAAGGAATGGGTAGAGCGCTGTTTCTTTATCAGAAAATGCTCATTACATGCCCAGATAAAGGTTTCATTGTTTCAGACATGGGGCGAGAAGGGCTTGAACTCCTTCTGGATGAAATTATTAACGAAATGAATACTCATAGCATGCAATCAGAAACCTCTATTAACTAAAAGGGACTACATGACCGTTATCGAATATATCCAGGAAAATCCAGATTGCAGTAGAGAAGATATATCCCTCGCACTTGGAAGAAGCGGAGTTTCTATCAGTAATGAATTATCACGGTTACTGTGGAATGGGTTAATTGTACGAACTGGTGAAAAAAACAAAATGATTCTGTATCGCGTAAACAATCTGCCGTTTGGATACAACAATCCCCTGAGCGTTATGTTCAACCAGTTACTTAAACAGGTAAGAAAGTCTGATGGCGACTGACTCACAACTAACCATAGATACGGCTCTTAATGTCGGTCTGGCGCTCCTTGGTTATTTCTACATCATGTTCTGCAGCGGACGATGGCTGTCACTGTTGTTCATGAAAAAATGGAATAAACGCCGTAAGCAGGATCAACGCCAGAAGGCAATGGATGCATTTTTCGAAGCCTTCGGGATTGACGGCATGGAACCAGGGGATCCAGCTCGCGCAATTAGCAGAGGGGGCGTAGTAATCCTTGTATATCGGAGTGAAGAGAAAAATGAGCGAGATCAACTATCAGGCACTGCGTGAGGCGGCAGTAGCAATTGAAACAGTAGCAACGCCTCAAAAATTGCTGGCATTTCGTATGAAAGTCACACCGTCGGTGGTACTGGCGCTGCTGGATGAACGAGATGCATTAAACGAACGCATAGCCGAACTGGAGGCTAATTTAGCGGAGCTGGCCGAAGACCAACAGAAAGCGATTGAGTCAATTAAGCAGGCTGATGCGGCTGTTAAGTTGGCACACGAGAAGTTTTCGGTGCTGGCGGCAGAGAATGCGGAGCTTAAACAGTCGGAGAAGGAATTTAATAACTTCTGTCGTCAGGAGTACTACGGTTGGGAGGACAACTTCACGGAAACCCCAGCCACCGACGCTTTCCTGGCTGAAATTCGTGCGGCGGCTCGCAACGAGGGTATTAACTATACCGCAAGCCGTCTTGCTGCTGCTTTCAATCACGGATTTATCAATAAGTCTTTGCGTGAAGTTTTCGACGTTACACGCATGATTTTATCAGCGAAAGAAGAGTTGGCTAATGAAGCGCATCCGATTGATGGCCTGTCTGGTGAATATGCGGAGAAATCCCTTGAAGAATGGGCGGAACAGATTCGCAAAGGAGGAAACCAGTGAGCAAGATTGACTATCAAGAACTTCGTGAAGCAGCAGTAGCAATTGAAACAGTAGCAACGCCTCAAAAATTGCTGGCATTTCGTATGAAAGTCACACCTCAGGTTGTGCTGGCTCTACTGGATGAACGGGAAAGAAACCAGCAATACATCAAACGCCGCGACCAGGAGAACGAGGAGATTGCGCTTACGGTTGGGAAGCTGCGTGTTGAGCTTGAAGCAGCAAAATCAAAACTCAACGAGCAGCGTGAATATTACGAGGGAGTAATCGCGGATGGAAGTAAGCGCATAGCAGAACTGGAAAAACAATGCGCCGAATGGGAGCGAAAAGCATTAAGCAACTTTGAAGAGTGTGCTGCGATGGCTGAACGTATCGAAGAGATGCAGACAAAATCTGCACCAGATTCGTTTGGCATCATCGGTGAAAATATTCGAACACAGGACAATCGAATAACGTCAGATCCCATGTTTTGTGTGTATCAAAAGCGCGAAATCGCTGTTGATGCTGATTATGACCATGACCGGATTGTCTGGGTTGACGAAGATGGCAATGAAGCCAATAAACGCCATAGTCGTCGTCTCGAGCTACTTCATGAAAACTTTCGAGAGCCACCAGAAAAATGGCGGCGCGTTGCTGTGAAAGATATTGATGAATTCGTTACCTGCTGTTTCACCGAACAGGGTTGTAAAGACTACCTGGCAGTCAATGGTCACAATCTTCGCTTGCCATTTATATATGTAAAAAGCGGTTTCAGGAACGCTGAATATATCGGCATAAGAAACTGGCTTGCTGGCATTCGCATCAAAGGAGAGTGATATGGCGTTAACACACCGCGAACTCTGTCAGATTGCGTACAAGTTCCTTAAGCGCAACGGTTTCAAGGTTTGTTTTCATGACCGCTTTATAGCTGTAACCAGTACCGGAGAACAGCCAGATGCTATGGGATTCAGAAATTCAGCATCATGCCTGATTGGCGAAATGTTCTCGTGCTGACTTGTTGGCAGATAGAAAAAAGCGTTTTCGTAAAAATCCGTCTCTTGGAATGGGCGACTGGCGATTCTTTATTAGTGAGCCGGGAATTATTTCAATTGAGGATTTACCACCTGGCTGGGGATTACTTCACGTTGTTAACGGAAGAGTACGGAAAGTACATGGGTGGCCCAAGGGTAATTGCTGTTGGGGTAATCCTGACGATAAGCCATTTACTGGAAATAAGCAGGTTGAATGCGATTACATGTTGTCTGCATTAAGGCGCATGGAGTTGAGAGGGCACCTTAATGAAATATATGACGGTGTAATTGTTAATAAGAAAGAAGGAAACGCGGCATGACCACTATTACCGACAAAGAACTGATTAAAGAAATCAAAGAGCGCATAGGCAGCTTGGACGTTCGAGACAATATTGAGCGCCGTGCTTATGAAATTGCACTGGCATCGCTGGAAGC